TTCCACGGTATGGTATTATATATGTATAAATAGCAAAGACTCGCTATTTGCGAGCCTTAGTACTATAAGAAGGTTTTCTTATTGCAGGTCCTTTCGGCATTGATTTAGCCGGTGTTCCTTTTTTAGAAGCCTTCGATTCTTCTTCATAGTAATCGTTCATCTTCTTAAATGTAAAATTACGTAACCAGATTGGCATCCCATAAATGGTATCGTAATCGAAACCGCCTTTACCATGGAATACTATCTCATGAATCTGAGTAAACAGATTAACCCTATATTGCTGCGTCAGGCCAAAGAAAGGTAACCCCAATGGGTATCGTCACCCCCTCCTCTGGACCGTTCTCCGGGTAGAATTTCATATCTACATCTGGAGAAATGTTTTCGATGTGTTTCCTAAATGATCTAGAATCTCTAGCTAGGAATTCATTATCAACAAAATCTCTAATAGTTTTAGTTTCACCATCACCATTGACAGCTGTAATCATATACTTTAATCTTGTAGATAAATCAGGTGAAGCTTCTTTATTGATCTTACGTAGTCCAGTAAGTTCTCTTTGAATCTTTGCTTCATCACCGTGAGTTAGCAATTTATACGTTAATTCAACTCCAGTAGTAGGTAATGTATAAGTAAATTCATTCTTACCTTTTTTAAACGCTTTAGAATCAAAGTCTTTCTCTTTTAACAGAGTAAGATCGATAATCTCTTTTGTGTCACCGTAGTTAAATTCATAATCTTTACCGTATCCAAGTACTCTAGCTGCTATCAATAAGGCATTTTTATCACCTATTAATAGATCATTATAGTCTATTTCTTTGTTTACGATTAAAGCTTGTAATAGTTTATCTATTACTACACCTCTTTCGATGTAATTTTGGTTAGTTAGAATATCCTCTTCTTTTGCAGTCATATATTTCATCTCTATCTTTCCGGATGATAAAGGTGATTCTTCAGAATACAATAAGCCTTTAGAAGGTAATTCTACAATTTCGCTAGGAAATTTGCTTTCTTTGTTCATATACTTTATTATTTAAAACTAGTTCTATTAATAAATATAAGAAAATTATACTTTGGAACCAACTATATTCAAAAAAAAAGCCCCTTATTAGGAGCTTTAATTTTTTATGGTCAGTTTTAATTAGTAATTCAATACACAATAATCCATTGCTACAGTAATTGAAAGCTCTGCAACATCAGAAGTAGCCCAGTCAAATGATCCTTGTGCCATATTAGTTATAAATGCACCTTTAACTACCCACTCACTAACAACGTCACCTACAGGTCCTAATACATTAAGTGTTAAGTCCTTTTTGTAGAAGTCTGAGTATCCAGCTCTACCGGTAACTGATTCGTATGATAATCTTGCCCAATCCATTACAGCTTGTGCTCCAGAAGGAGTTATTGGATCATATAGAGTCATATCCATATTTTCCCAATTTCTCTTACCTCTTATCTTACGGTAAGTATTCATGTGATCTAATTTAACTTCCTCATCTGTGAAAGAAGGAGCCGTTACATTCTTAATCATGAAAGACGGAATTGCGTCGATATACATGATGAATCTATTTTGTACCTTCGGCTCGAAGGCTCTGAACATTATTTCGTTTGGATCTAGTACTGCCATTTTATTTCTTTATTATAAATATCGTTAGTTTAAAATTATGCTCCAAAAGTTGCACCTGTTGGCTCAATTGTAAAGTCTAGTACTACGAATTCAACTGTTTTAGCTGGTTGAATAAATACCTGACCGATTAATTGATTTCTATCAATAGTATCAGGAGTGTTATTTGAATCATCCATTACTATTCTGTAAGCATAAAGACCTTGTCTTTGTACTACTGATTCTAAGTAAGGATTAACTGTAGCTAAGAATCCATTTCTGGTTGCGATAGTATTTTGTTCGAATACTAAAGTCTTTCCTACATCTCCTAAGAACTTCTTAAGATCAATTAACAATCTTCTTACGTTTACTCTATCAAGAGCAGACTTCTTCTTTTGTAATGTTTTTTGACCAAATACTGATATTCCGCTTCCTGGGAAAGTAGCAATTGGGTTAACATTTGCATTATACAATGTATCTCTTTGAGATCTTGTAAGTTTTCTTTCTGCTTGGATTACATTTCCTAATCCACCTCTAGTAAGACCTGCTGGTGCGAACCAAGGTGCAGCAGCTCCGTCAGTAAATGCATATACTCCTGGTATAACAACTGATGCTGGTATCCATACATTTTTACCTGTAGCTGATTGAGTTTGTAACCATGGCCAGTAAGTAGCTGCATATGAGCTATTTAATGTTCCTGCTGTTCCTGTTGCATTTGCTACAGTAGCTCCATAGTTCTGTACATCTATTACTGCAATAGCATCTCCTCTGCTTTCTGCAGTAGAAATAATTGAGTCTAATGAAGTTTTATGATCTCCAAATTCATATAACAATCCTGGTGCAGAAATTATATTATAAACGTACTCGTCTTGATTTCCTAAGATTGAAATTGCATCTGAATAACAAGCTCCTGTAAGACCTTGTGAATCTGTTCCGTTGATATCTCCAAAGTACTTATCTCTAGTTGATCCTCCTACTACATTGTCTCCAGTCGCTCCGTGGAATGAACCAGATTGTGCAGTTGGTAAAGATCCTGTAGAAGTTGCTACTCTTACGTTAATACCATCGTTTGCTAAGTAATCTAATGTTTGTCTTGCAACACCAGATACTCTAATATATTTTGATCTGTTGATATATTCACCAGCAGAAGTAATGTAATATTGTCCGTTATCGACTGCTTTTGATTTGGATTGGTTACCAATTACAGATTCGATGTAGTTCTCAGAATTTGGATCTAATGATAAATCATTCCAAGTTTCTAAGATTATTTTGTTTTTTGAGTTATCATCACCACGTCTAATTAATAGACCGAAAGTTCCGTTAACTTTATCTTGATTTACAATCTCCCATCTTAGGTTATCAGCTGATCCTGATTTGATTGATCCGTCACTATTTTCATCGTAACCAACTTCGTTATAAGAAGATCCTGTTACGTTATTATAGATTGAACCTTTTCCTAAAGTAGAAAGTGTAAATGGTGCTGCACCGGCATCGTCTGCTGCAACTGCTGTGTTGCTAGCTGTTCCGAATGATCCTGTTACAACTCTTGTTACAATTACTGAGTTACCACCTTGATTAAAGTATGATTTAACAGCAATAGAAGTTAAGAACTCCTGTTTAGTAGATCCAGAAGGAAAAGTAGTACCAAACATATTCACGTATTGTGCATATGAAGTAACCTTAGTTGGTTCCTCTACTGGTCCTTTTACTGTAGGTCCTAGAATTGCTGCCCCTGCTTCGATTGCGGATGGAGCGATAAACGAAATGTCGTTTTCTCTCGCTAGTACGCCTGGGGAAATTAATGTTTCTGCCATGTTTTGAAAATTATATTATTGAGTACTCTTATAAATATCGTCATTATACCTAAAACGCAATTCGTATTTGCTGTAAGGGTACATATATAAATAGAGTGGGTATATCGTAAACCTAATCTTGAGGTATGAATACTTTTCTATCGAGATCAAGAGCTCCTTGTCCGTACTTTTCAGTCAATTCTTTACCTATACGTTCTTGAGCTTCTAATGTCTCTTTATTAAAAGAACTTGCACGCTCTTTTCTATCTTTAATAGATAGCTCTAAAAGACCGATATCGGCTAATTCATTTCTTAAAGCTGTCTTTCTATTTTGTAAAACTAATAGATTATTTACTTCTTCTTCCTGTAAATTGATCTCTTTTTTTTCTTTTGACATTTATATTGGGTTTTCTTTTGTTATTAATTTTTTAATTATAGTATTACTAAATACTGGGTATTTTTTATATCCGTGAAAATGAGTAAACTTTAACGTATTTAAATGTTTATATAAACCAGATGTGTAACTTACATTAACTAACTTATCTTTAACGTACACAAAGTTCTGATCTTTAAATGTAAAGGGATTTGCATCGTATATAAACTCATAATCTATATCATAGTCTTCTACAGCTCTCATAAATAAAAACTGTTCTATAAAAGAAGCATACTTATGTTCTTTACTTTCATTAGGTTTTAATTCTTCTATATTATTAAGTATGTCTTTAAATATGTCAGAAACTAATGAAGGATTATTTACAATAAAAACTCCAAAGTTAGGAACTAATCTCCAGTCCCAATCTTTACGGTCGTAGTATTTATAAAATTCTTCTTTGTAAGAATTAAGATAATTTTGGTTTAAGTATTCTATCTCATTTATATCAGTGAATACTTTTAAATTTACTTCTGGGTATCCGAAGGCAATTGGTTCGTTAGAAGTATGAGTTATATTAGTAAAGACATCAAAGTCTAAATGTACATAAGGTTCTTTTCTTTGTATCATAGCATATATTTTAGGTATGCTAAAAATACTACCTTTAAATGATTCTAATTCTGGCAGTACAATAACTTTATTAAAACCAATACCAAACCTTTCAAAGTCTTTTCGGCCTTCTTCGTCCGTATATAATATAGTATTATGAAATTTACCTGCAGTTTGAGTACTAATCTTAGCATAATGCCAAAAAAACGTACTTTCTAACTCTTTATACGACGATAATCTTTTCCACGTAAATATTGCGTCCATTAGATTAATTTATACTTAAACAATTTAACCTCTTCAGGAAATAAATCTACAAAAGATTGATTTCTTGATATATCTAAATTATTATTTACCGTTAAAAACTTCTGCCACTGTACTGGGTCAGCTTCTTTAAAATTTATATGACCTATTATATCTTCCCATTCTTCTCTAATTTCAGGGTACCTTACAGGTGTAGCTCTAATTTTTTCTATGATAGCTGGTTTTAAACTCTCCCTTATATTAGTAGCATTATAGTAATGAGGGGCATATACACCGTTTCTATATATTCTTATATTTCTATCTTTGCACCATTCAGCTACTGCGCCATAATTAAGTACGTTTAGTATCTGATATGTAAAGCATAAGTCATAATGTATATTATGAAATTCTTTTGTATTTTCCAACCAAGTCTCCATAATATTTTCAGTTTCATTCCACTTAGCTGGGTATCTTATATATTCAAAATATTTATGTGTACCGTCTATACTAAAAGATATATCTGCTTGTTTAAAATGTTTAAGTATGTCAACATATTCAGATTTAAAAATAGTTCCGTTAGTATTAAAATGTATGTATTGATTTTTAGCATAACCTTGTTCAACACTATACCTTAGGGCATCCCATTGCTTTTTCATCATTAGCGGCTCTCCGCCATACATGTCTAAGTGCCTTACATACTTCATATTAGAATGCAATTGTTCCCATATTAAACTATCATCTGTAAAGGCATTATTGTAGGTCTTAGCAATTTGATTTATCTGTTCTTTAGACCATTGTTCATCTGGTCCTAGTGTTAGGTTGTGTTCTTTTTTCCAATTCATAGATGCACCTAGAGAACACATTCTACAAGCTAAATTACAAATATTACCTAAATTTAACTCTAATGAAAAAGGAGTATTATGTATAACCTGATCACTTATAGTTTTTTGATTATCTCTTACTCGCTTGCTTGCTCTTCCTAAAGCCTCTTCTTGCCAACAAGTTTCGCAAGCAGGATGTTTAATATTATTTTTAAAAGCATTTCTTATTTCATCTAATGTAGGTGAAGAGAAAGCTTCTTCAAAAGTATGAGTTTTAACGTTCATATCTTCTCCTTTGCGGTCTTTATACTTTACTCCTCTTGTTAAACAACAGGGAGAGTATGTACCATCAGTATGAATCCTTAACCCAGCATCAATATTTGTACACTTTAAACTCATATTATAGTAAGGTTATGTCTAATGTTAGTAACTTGAGGTAGTGTTCTATATACCTTCATTAATTCTGGAAATTGAGAATGATTAGGATTCCCTACATCTACTGAATTAAATTTTTCATCTGACCAATGTCCCCAGTTAACAACTCTATTATAAAATACACTCCACTCTTTATTTTTACCTCCAAATATTTTACCGGCTAATTCATAAAAGTCTTTCATTTCAGTAAAATTATCATTCTGAACTACGAAAGATAGAGTAACGTTTTTTAGTGTGGGTATGTTAGATATATACTCCAAGTTACTCATTAGTGTATCCCATTTGCCTCCTAGTCTAGTTTTATTTTCATAAGTATCTTTACAAGCTGCATCTACAGATATCTCACAACTCTTAACAAATCTATGTACATTTTGCATTCTAGTCCAATTAGATTCATTCCATAGTGTAGCATTGGTATGTAAATGGATTGATTGTAACTTAGGGTACTTAGTAGGATCAAATCTCATCATCCATTTTCTAAAAGTTCTAGAGAAAAATGCATCTCCAGATCCTGTACATTCTATATGTGTTAGTTCTTCCCCTACTTGGTCTTCTATATTCTGTATTAACTCTTCTGTTCTTTCTCTCTGTTTGCCTTCGTAATTTATAAAAGTTAATCTACAAGAAGGACATTTTAAATTACAGCTCTGGTCAAAATTATATTTAAGTTGATGAGGATACTGGTTTTCAAATTCGTCTTTTCTTTCTATATATTCTGATTTAGGTATAAAACCAGTTGTTTTACCTTCTTTTAATCCTGTTAGTTTAGGACATCTAGATTCTATGCAGTACTTATATGAACCATCAAGCATACTATCTCTAATAGCTTGAGCTTTTTCTGATTTAAAGTTTTCTAATATGTTATTAGGATTTCCTAGATCTTCGGGTAACCAGTTTGGGCAACACATAAACATTTTATGGTCAAATATTTCTGCAAACTCAAATGGTTGAGTACAGACCCAATCTTTCTTATCTAAGACTTTTGTCATATTAAAGGTCTAGTATTTACTTTTGCTTTAGGCTCTTCTTTTTTACCTTTAGGTAATTTTTTCCAATCTATACCTGCTGTCTCTAATCTATGTCTTATTTCTTTAAACCATTGTTCATATTGAGGATTAACTTCTAAGAATGACTGTTTTCTACTTATATCTAAATAAACAGTATTAGCAAGTAAACTCTGTTCTTCTGCATGTTGATCTCCACTAAACGGTTCATTAACAAAACTCTTCCAGCTTTCCAAGCCGTATTCTACTACTACTCTATATTTAGAAGGGACTCTATTATCTCTATAGTCTATAAGTTTATCTATCAACTGGTCTTTTAGGTACTGAGGTAATAATCTAATATCGTAAAACTTAGGGGTAGTTAAAAGATTATTAACATTAATTTTATCTACATCTATATTTAATTCTGCCGCTACATCAATTAATTCATCTATAAAGAACATATTTAATAGACTAACGGTAGGAGAAAAATAAATTTGTATGCCTGTTCCTTGACATTTTTTAATATTCTGGTAAACGTTATTCCATTTAGTTCCGTCTCTAATTACTTCTGCTAAAGTTCCTACAGCATCTAAAGAAGCAAATAATTGTATATTACCTTTAGGATCATCTAAAAACTTTTGCCACATACCGAATAGATCCCATTTTTTAAACTTAAGATGACTAAAATTAGTATTATATCTTAACCTAACATCAGTTCTACCTGCTGCTATAAGTTTTTCTAGAATCATATAATGTTCCTCCATTACTAAAGGTTCGCCTCCTGCAAAGTATATCTCTTCTACATCATTAATAAACTTATCAACTAATTCAAAAGTATTTTCTTTACCGTTAGAATTAAATTCTAGTACTCCTTTTGTGTCTGAAGCCGTATTATCACCGTGTAGCTCTACTGCCTCTTTATGCCATTTACTACTTGAATAAACTCCACACATTCTACACTTAAAGTTACAAATATTAGACCATCTAAAGTCCCAATATCTTAATTTAAATTCTTTTGCTTCTCCAGTCTCCTCATCAGTCATATCTAATACCTCTGTAATACGATTTTTAAAATAATCGTTATGAGTAAACCTAGGGCTATTAAGTCCATTGTCTTCGATTAGAAAACATCTTTGACAAAGACTAGGTCTTTTACCATGTATCATTTTTTTTCTGATGTCTTTCATGGTATCTCCATTCCATATCTCTTCTAGAGTGTCATCTTTTGTATTCCCTATATTATCTCCATAAGGAGCCATACAACAAGGGTATATATCACCGTTTGGCTGTACATTTAAGTGTACCCAGGGTAAGATACAGAAGGTTTCTGTGCTTTTCAGCTTATCGTGTTTAGGAAATTTAAATTTTGTGCTCATTTGCTATTATATTGTATAACTCAGGAAATGTATCTTTTACTTTTTCTCTTCTTACTCTATCTACTGCAGCTGTTGTGTTTAAAAATTCTGCTCCTCTATTATTACATTCAGAATTATAAAAGTTAGATTTTAATCTATTAAAGAATGTAACTGGGATTTTACCTTCTATGCTATCTAACTTTTCTTGTCTTATTTTTTTAGGTAGAATATTTACATTTTGGTACTCTGGGGCAAATAAATAATTATCATTCATAAAGAGAGGTTCTTTTCCTGTAATACTCATTAAACCTTCTTTGATTAAAAATTGAGATAACTCTTCTATATAAAGAAAATTAAATACACTTATTGTTTGAGTAACAGAATAATGGAAATCTGGGTATTCATTTACATATCTCTTTAAATTTTTAATAGTTAAGTCCCAATTACTTAAACTTCTTATATATGTGTTACGTTTATCATAATCATCTATACTAATAGACATAGATACGCGGTTAAAATGTTTTAGTTTACTTAAAAACTTCTCTGCTACTTTATCAAAATTATAATTTGCGTTAGTAATATAGGAGATATGAATATTTTTAGAAACTCCTTTATCGATTAACAATTGTAAGAAGTGGCTATGTTTATCTACTAAAAAAGGTTCGCCTCCACTTATTTGTACTGTATGTAAATTATCAGTATACTTAAATAAACTTTCGTAAAACTCTTCTTTCTCTACCCAGTCATATGAACTATCAGTACCTGATGTAATCTCATCATAATTACTAGGAAGATTTATTTCATTCTTTAGTTTATTATAATCGTTTATCCAAGAAGTAGAAGATTCAGCATTACAGCCTCTACATTTTAAGTTACAGTAATTACCTAATCTTAATTCAAGGTTACCTATATTAGTTTTAATTCCTCCTTCATCGTCTGTAATTTCAGTAAGGTAGTCTAAAGATAATTTCTTTTCTCTTTGCCTTTTTGAATTACCTCCTGCTTGTTCAAGATTATAACAAGTCATACAGGCTGCAGGTACATCACCAGCTAACATCTCTTTACGGATCTGTCTGTACGAATCACTATTCATTACAGCATCTATACCGTCTCTATCTATGTTTAAGACAGAAGATGTATATTTTCCATTTACTTTATTTTTAGCGAAAGCAATGTCACTAGACCAGTCTACTTCACAACAGGGGGATGCATGACCATGAGGGTGTACGCTTAGGTGTTCCCACGGTAACGAACATATAAATTTTTCTTTACTCTTCATTCTTTAGCTCTTGGTACCAATCATTAAACTCTTGAGGCATATATTCTTCTACTGGCTTGTTTCTTCTTACTGCGTATTGATCTACAAAATTAATTAGGTCATTACGTTTTTTAGAATAAGCATCTACATCTTCCATAGAACTATCTACCCTTCTTAAATAAATAAGCAATCTTTTTAATTGGTTCCTTTCTAGGTCATTAATCCAGTCATATTCTTCTTTCATGACTTTCTCAATCCTATTAGCTAAATCTTCTTTTATTGTTTGAGGTAACATAGTAACACTCTGGAATGATGGAAATCTTAGTATATTAACTGACATAAAAAATGCATGTTTATCATTTACTTCTTTTTTCCACTCAACAATTTGCTTTACAAATTTATCAACAGTCCATATACCTAATAAAGAAATTGTCATCATAACGTACATTCCATTTATATGAGGAGATGCTACTGCTTTCTTAACATTTTTTTCCCATATATCCCAATCAAATCCATCTCTAACAAATTCTTGATTCTTGTACATACATTCTGCTGAAGTGTATATGTCTAATTTCTCAAACTTCTTTCCTGCTTCAACTAACCTATCTAATCTAGAATCTTCCATTATTAGATTACTGTTAACTGCTAAAGCGAACTTCTCATTATCACTCATATCAATAAGTTTCCAAAATGATGGACTACGAGAAGGTTCTCCACCCGATACTCTTAACTCAGTAATACCGTCTTTTATTTCAGGAAACCAATCAAAAAATCGTTTCACATAAATGTTACCTTCATTCTTATTACCAAATGGCATTGCAATAGAACCATCTTGTCGATACGTTTTGCCACCGTCAGTAACCATATTCTTATATTCTCCGTTCTTAACAATATCTTTAGACCATGTAGAACTAAATTCTGAGTTACAATAAGAGCAGGCTAAGTTACATAAGTTATCAAAACATATTTCTACAGTCTTAGGATTAACATTTTTATCCCAAGGAATATCTTTTAATGCTTTTATTTCTTCTTCAGTATATCTTGCAGTTTGATATATTCTATCACTGTTAATAGTTTCATCTTGAGCAGCATCTTCTACTTTCCAACAATAACCACATTCAGCAGGTCTTTCACCTTCTAACATTTTCTTACGCTGTTCTTTTTTAAATTGAGTATTATGTAAAGCTGAAGCACTTTTCTCTAACTCTTTCTTAGGTACTGGGTGAGCTAATGGATGGTGACAGGATGCAGTTCTACCATTGCCAAGCCAAATGGATACATTGTACCACTTAGCAGCACAAAACGATTTTGGAGCTATGTCCTTAATTAACTCTTTAGTTCTTTCGTAACTTGTATTCATGCCATCTCATATAAAAAGTTGCAGTTACCTGTCTTATCTACTGATTTAGCATGTATAATTTCTTGCCAATCGTGATGACATATAACTCCATCTCTAGTTGTTATTTTAAACTCGTAAAACTTAATATCTGTTTCATCAGATTGGTCTTGTACTGTATGTTTATCTGTGCCGATAAATACTATTGGATCATTAACTACTGCTAGCGGTCTTAAAACTAAACTATATTCAAAGGTTTTTACACCATTTCTAGATATAACTAACTTATCGTTAGGAAAGTGTTCAAAAGTAAAACTTTCTTTAGTGTTAGGTTCTATAAATTGATCTGTACCGTGCCAATCATCTTTATCATCATGTCCTACACCTATAAATATTCTCTTTTCAAAGATTGATAAACCAGTGTACTTAGGAACTATACAAAATATATCTTTTTGTTTATCCATATTAATACCGGTATATTCAAATGTAACATCTACCTTCCAGTAGGTGTCTCCTTGTAATTTATCTACAGCTGAGTCATCTAGGAATGCTGGGCAGATACTATTAGGCCACAAAGCCCAAGGATGTCTACGGCTTATATTTATCATAAAATTCTTTTAACTCAGGAAACACTTTATAAAAGTCTGTTCCTTTTCTTTTATCATTCTCTTTTATAAAAATACCAAAATCTTTTCTATACTTTTCTGTATCAAAAGAATCTTCTCCTATGGCATAATCATATACTCTTTTAATTTTTTGGATTTCTACATCTGTAAATCCATATGTTTTAGAAGTCATTTTATTAGAACCGTAATGCAATGCTTTTTTAGCTGCTTCTAGTATTAACTCTTTATGTTGCGGTTCAAGTATCTTAACAGATAAATGCATAGGCCACCTAATATAAGCAGTATCTAATTGTACAGCTGTCATCCAGTACCTCTCACCGTTATTATGTTTCTCTTTCATCTCTAATACCTTATCTATTAACTCACCATAAGTGAATACTGATAAAGCATTAAATGCTGCCATAATATTAACAGTTACTTTAGGAAGTCTAGTACATATCTCATCTACATTTTCCCAAAACTTATCATACTTTAATCCCCATCTAGTATACTCAGCTTGCTTTCCTATTGCTTCTACAGAAGTAAAGATAATTAACTCTCTAATTTTATTATTATTAACTAGATCTTCTGCCATAGTTAACATTTTCTGTATAAGTTTATCCGGTACTGCTAAATTAGTATTAATAGCTAGTGATAAGTTAGGATTTTGTTCCCAATTTTCCTGTATATACTCTAATACTTTAAATGTATCAGGAGATAATAAAGGTTCTCCCCCTGTAATCCTAAACGTGTGTAAGTCTGGATATAAGTCAGGCCACCATTCCCAAAATGCATCTATGTATGGATTAGGTTGAGATTTTAAAATTGGCATTTCATCTCTTTCTTTTAATAATTTTATACTATTAAATTTAGTAGATGTTTTATATTCACCATGCTTTTCTATTTCCTCTACCCATTTAGAAGAATATTGAGGTCCACAATAAGCACATTTTAAATTACAGGTATTAGAAAAAGATACTTCTACGTATCTTGGATTATAATTTTCTCTCCAATCAGAAGCTTTTATCTTTTCCATTTGATCTAATGACCATGGTTCAGCTGATTTAAAAGTTCTATCAGAAAATGAATCTGAGTTATCTTCTATATTCCAACAGTAATTACATTCTGCTGGTCTTTTACCTTCCAGCATTTCTTTTCTCTTAAGCTTTTTATACCTTGTATTATGTAGAGCTGATGGATTACGTTTTAACTCTGCTAACGGTATTTTATGTTGTACCGGGTGGTGGCAGGAATGAGTTAATCCTACTCCAAGGTGCATAGTTACTTGAGTCCACTTAGCCAAGCAGAATCCACAGCCTTTTTTATTGAGCTGGTCTCTTACATTTGAGTATGATGTGTTCATAATTTAATATTGATCATCTTAGCCCATGGAGTTAGAATCTCTTCTCCTACAAGCTCGTATTTAAGGGTAGATATACCGTCTTTTTTGTAGTCAATTTTACCTTGTTGCATTTGAAGTACGTATCTCTCTTCATTTTTTGCAGTAGTGTCTCCTTTAACAAATATTCCTCCTATTATACCTTCATCTTTATGAGGTAAACATCTCATCTTTCCGTCTTCTCTAAAAGGCAATATGGAGTTAGGTACTACTATATCTTCTGTTTTTATAGTTATATCTTTACTTTCATACGAGTTAAGATCCGTTACATCTAAGTCGTAAATTAATCCGTCGGTAGGTTCAGTTTTATGTAAGTTTTCGACTTCTGTTGGAGTTAAATCTCTATCCCATATCTTAACTGCTGCAATATCTCCTTTAAAATATTTAACTGGGCTATCAGCTTTTTCAGAAGGTGTAGTTCCTAAGTATATTTTATCTACGTTATACTTTTTAAGTCTACCTTCATACTTGAACGGTGATGGGCTACCAAAACCTGCTAATGAATCAACTTCAGTTCCATTTAAGTAAAAATGTGATAGTTTATTATAATCGTCAAATACTACAGTTACCCAACTCCATTGATTATCATATCTTTTTAACCACATATAGTTATGCTGGTTAAATGTATTCCAGAAAGTACAAGATAGTGCTCTAGAATTATTAAATGATATACCGTAATCATAACCAGGTATTCTAAAAATAGGATATTCTACATATCGTCTACTTTTACTACCTATTAGAAAGATAGGATTTTTTTCAGGCATTTGAAATGCTCTTGTTAATACGGAAACTGTATGAGACTTTCTATTAAAGTTTTTAAATTCTTCTGGTACAGGTATTTCTACTGATGAAGAGTTACCGTTAAATCTTATGTATTCCTTTTCTTTAAATTTAACATCTAAATAACTATCATCTGTTAAACCTTCTTTATGACATCTCCAAAATAAATCATCATCTTCCATTCCCCAATCCCAATAATCATTCGAATATCCATTAGTCTTCTCTAATTGCTCTTTAGAAAATAGAACTGCTCCTCCAAAATATTCATGGTATTTAAGTTTCCAGTCCATCTGTTCGATCTTAGTAGCGATATGCCTTGGAGCGTCTTTTGGAAAAGAGTAATCTGCTCCACCGTCTTCTAAAGGTATCATATCTATATCATGCCATACAATATAATCACACCCTTCTTCCAACGCATGTTTTGCAGCAATATTCTTAGTAGCTCCTCTATTAAAGAGTTTATCATCAACTTGATGACAGAAATACATCTGGAAATCAATATTTCTATCTTTAAGGTATTTACCTACTTTAGGTATAAATTCGTTGAGATGTAATTCTCTATCTCTGTATGGTACACAAACTCCTAGTTTCAAAACTTTCTTATTTAGTTGTTAACGCTGCTTTTATATAAATAACATTATCTTTAGTATTAGAATCAATTACTTGATAATATAATGTGTTAAGTCCTTCATTCTTAGAATCAAATCCGCCGTTATAAAATTGCTTAAAAAATTCTACTTGATTAACTCTGCTCTGCCATGATTTCCAATACCCGTCTACATAGCCATTTTCTTCATGTTTAACTGCTTTAAATATACCATCTTTTCTATAAGGAATTGGTACTTTTTTAGAGGTACTAAAATCTGTTTCTTTATGGTATGTATTAAAGCAACTGGCATGATTATCATTTCCTGATAGGTCTAATAATTCTCTGTCTCTCGCAAACTTACCATCATAGTAAACTATAGGTTTAGTTTCTATAGTACTAAATAGACTACGAGTAATATTAGCGCCTAATCTTTCTATTTCATTTTGACTCAATATCTCTCCGTATACTGCAAAATGAGATAATGTACCGTTTAGGTAATTGCGTTTTTCTACTTCTTCTCTATTAGGATCTCCTACTCCTAAATAATAGTATTTTTCTTTTCCTATATTCATCATCTTGTCGTAAGATAATGAACCTATCTGTTTTCCATTTATCCAAAGACTTACGTTTTTTGGATCTTTTCTATTCGCAATAGTAATAGTAATATTATACGTACCATCAGGATAATGAGGTGAAGATAAATTCATAGAACTTAAATCTTTCTTCCAAAATTGAAAAGCAAAGTTTCTAAATGAATTATATGTTAAGGTAGTATCAAAGCCAGGAATAGAAAATAAACAATATTCATCTGTAATAGCTTTTTCATGATTAGACATTTCATCTACTGATATAGTAGTATTAATAGTAAAGTCTCTAACTGAGTTAAATATATTAGGGCACATTACGAAACCGTCCTTACCGTTTAACTTTAATCCTGTGCTAAATCTTTCTTTTTGTTCTACTTCTTTATAGTCTACTACCACATTATTTGAAGTACATCTTAACATTAGATTATCATCTTCAAATCCCCAACCCCAAAATTCATTAGAGTATCCGTTAATAGATTGGAATACAGATGCTGGAAATAACGTAACACCGCCAAAATATTCATCAAATAAAGTTCTGTCGAAACCTTCTGGTGTGATAATATCTCCTATTAGGTGAGTAGGTCTGTCGGTATAAGAATAATCTGCTTTAATCGGTAGTAAATCTACATCATGGAATACAACATAGTCACACCCTTCTTTTACAGCAGAGTTAAAACCTATATTGAGTAACTTACCTCTATTGAAATCGTTATCATCAGATTGTTCTACTACAATAATAGTATGATCTATTGTACTTAGGTACTCAGACATATGTGATACAAAAGACTTTAACTGTTCTTCTCTATCTCTATAAGGTACAACAACTCCTAATTTATGCTTTATCTTTTTTTCCATCTATAACTTCTACTTCTTCTTTAACTTCTACTGGTGGTACTGTTCTATGCCATTCTGCTAGGTAGAATTGAAGTCTGTCTCCCCATTCTTCTTTATCAACCTCTTCGAACCATAGAGCAAGAGCATCCAGTGAATTAGCAATCTTCTCTAAAGCCTTTAGCTTTCTTTCTTCGATGATTTGCTGTTCAAAAGTAGGTTTTCCAAAACTTGCTGTTTTCTTCTGACTCATATTGAAACTATTTTATTTTTTATTAACGACCATTTCGTATAGTCATTATATCTAATATAAGAAAAATCTTTCAACTTTTCAACTTTATATGTAGTATTATTTAGATCTATTTTCCATCCGGAATTTACTATAGCATCATACATAATTTGATATTCTTCTGAATAAGAGTAATCTTTTTTAACATCTGCTACTCTTTTTATTCTTTCCATACAGGTATCATCCCATTTAAAATGATGTACTTGTGTAAATACCTCTCTTATAGGATACCTTTTGGGATGTTCTCTACCCCAACTATTAGTACCGTCTTGAAAATCAGCATAATGTTGACCAGGAGTAACCCATTGATGTCCTTTCATTAAAGTTACTTTATTAGGGCAAGCACCAGACATTGGATATCTAAAGAAACCAGCGTAAGGAAAAGCTTCGTGAATATTAGTGTCTCTCGTCACTTTTGGGAATGTACCATTAGTACCTATTCTATCTAAGAACCCTCCTGTGACAAAGTCATACCCATATCTCTCACACTCTATAACGATATCCTGTACATGCCTTGGATAGACCTGTAGTTCATCATCATCTGATACTATCCACCAATCGTTTGGTTTAGTTTCTTTAATTGCGTTATATATCTCAGTAACTCTTTCCCAATTATATTTAGGTTCAGTATAAACCATATAAGGTTCAATACCCAAAGCTCTTACTTCGTCTACTATACCGTCATCCTCTGATTGTCGGTACACTGCAACGTATACATTATCTACCATATCTTCATAATGCTTCAGCATATGAGGTAATATATGTGTATTTTCTCCGACAACTGTAACTAAATTAAGCACGTTTTATAATTGTTAGTCCTGTAGAGGATGGTTTCTTTGGATATGCACCTTCATTAAAAAAATCAAATCTTTGCCATTCTGATCCTATTTCATTAATAAACTTAGCAGGTCCATTTGCAAATTCATCATGATGGTTTTGATCAGTAATATCTTTTGTGACTATGTAATTCTCAGCGTATCTAATGTCTGTATCGTGAATAGATATCATACCGTATTCAGATAATAGAGAACTGTATAGTTCAAAGTCCTGTTTTACATCTTCATAAGAATGCCCAGCATCAATATGTAGATAATCTATTTTAATATCTTCTTTGACAAAAAAGTCATAAAATGCTTTTTCTGTAGTTTCATTAATTATTCTAGGAGAGAATATTTTTCTAAAGAATGAACCTTCTGGTAGCCAGTCTACATTACCTCCTACTTTATTAGCAGCATCTACTATAAAGGTAGTACCTATATCACCCCAATTATAATCTCTATCTCCTTCAAATATCTCAGTATCATATAAATCTACTCTAGCCTGAGTCATAATACGAGGTATAAATCCTCCTCCGGATCCTAAACAAACACATACTTTAGCTCTCATATACTGAATCATAGAGTATATTAATAGACCATCACCTAGATGAAAATCTGTAGCACCGTGAGTCCATCTATACTCTACAGGTTTAAGATTAATCTTATCGTCCTCTAAAATTTGATTATTAGTTATGAAACTCTGTATGTATTTCTTATCTATTATCATTTATTTGTTATATGATCTAAGTTTAACTCTGGTAAGTTAATTGCATTTATTAGTAAATCACATTCTCCTTTATAACCTAATTGAGTTTTATCACTAATAACATATTTCTTTCCTGGTCCATAATGTTTAAAGTAAAGCTCTGATTCTGGAAATGGCCATATGCCTTTATCATGATCTTCTCCCCAATCCCATTTATTGCAGTCCCAGTATGTTGCTATGAGCCTTTTATAGTTTCCGAATTCTGGATGATTATCTAATATCCATCTAAGTAGTAATTGTTCTGCAAATATTAAGTATTGAGAATTTGGAACATTCATAGCAGAAAACTCTTTCATCATTTCTAAACTCCAACGGCCGTAAAATTCAGATAAATCAGTTCTAGGGAAATATAAAAAAGATACGTTTAATGAATCTTGTTGCCATCTCAGCCTATTGGATAATTGCTTTACATATTGATCTATGTTTCCTGGGTAGTATCCTTTACCTGTCTCTAGATTTGCTACAAGTATATCGTCTTTTAGATATTCGTCCATGTTCTTGAACACCAGACTATCATTATCCATAATAACAAAAGGTTCTTTTTGCTCAAATACAGTTTTAACTTTATTACAAGCCCAGAAGATATCTCTTTTAATTTTATATGTATGTTCGTATTTAACTATCTCATCCCATAGATGGATAGCATTTGCCAAGGTGAGTGTTTCTTTTGTTAAGTCATCACAGTAGAGTACCGTATGATGATGCGGATGATTACGTTTCCATAACGTAACGGATGCTAGTAAAAGTAATATATTAAATTTACCGTAAAAACCTTTGTCGTTATGGATATTTTCTAATACCCAAATTATTCTCATAAAACCTGTTTAATTTACTTATTAAGCGTGTGCGTTAACAAAATACGCGTAAATGTTTTGGTAACTAGTAAATGTACTAGCTGTTAATGTTATAGTTCCTGATGTAGTTGGCTCGTCATAATTAACTAATAATGTTCCACCTCCATTAGCTGCAGAATAAAATCCTTCTAAGTAGTTAGGGTAGGTAGATGTAGCAGTAATTGTAACAGAAGATATTGAGTTAAAGTTTACGTTAGATAAATTAAAACTTGTAGTACTTGTTGGAGTAGAGTATCCACCTGTTACTGCAATATTTCCAGATGCTCCAGAACAATGTACAGTTCCGTATAGGAAGTTATTACCTCTTAATTCTGAAGCTTGATGAGGTGCTGCATCAGCAGGCTCTAGATTATCCATTACTTGATTCAAACTTATATTAGAGTCTGATGAATATGAATTGTGCCAAGCATCAAAAGTTGACCATGCTACTGATGATCCTGCTCCGTATGAATATACTGCCATAATATTTATTTTTCTTTGTTTATTATCTCTCCCTTAGGAAATATTTTTCTTAATTCTTTTTCGATATGATAGTAACAGTATGAAGGTAAATCTCCTATAATACTATTATCTATCTTTTCTCTCTTTACTGTCTTACGGCCTACCTCTACTTGCTCTTTCTTCTTTACTACTCTAGTTTTAGTTATCTCATCTCCATTATCATCAAAAGATATATAAGGAACTTCCCTTTCTACCTCTTGCTCTTCAAAAATAGGTTCATCTACTACAATTGCTTCAGCCATATTAACATCAAAGAACGTCGGTAAATCAACCTCATCGCCGTCTGAAAGCTGATCAGGGTAATAAACCACCTTACTTGAAAATAACGATCTTGCTTGTTTAAGATCTTCATCTAAGTAAGTCCTATTAAACTCCGCTGCATCTTTTTCTGACATCCAGTAAGTGACAGCAAACCTTAATCTTGACGTAACCTTATCTATTCTATAGGTATCTATCCTACAGTATCCTTCTTTTGTTGGACCTGCAGATGTCTCCAGGTCTATTTTCATAACTAATCCCATATGTTAATATAAGAATTATTTTTTTAATTCATCTACTTTTGCTGATAATTCTTTTACAGCTTCAATAAGTAGTCCTGTTATTTGTGCATAATTTACAGATTTGATACCTTCGTCATCAGTTAATACTAACTCTGGAAGAACGTTTTCTAATTCCTGAGCTATTACCCCTATTGATCTTGAGTCATCAGCTATTCTTGTAAATTCTACTCCTCTTAATTCTTTTGTCTTATCTAACGCTCCTTCGATAGTCTTAACATCTTTCTTAAGGCTTTCATCAGAGTAAGCAGTAATATCACCTGTTGCAGTAAAGTTACCTGTATACGCACCACTCATTAAGAATGTAGTACCTGATAAGGATAAACCGTTACCTGCTGAGTAAGTAGTATTTGTATCTGTATAAGATGTAATGTATCCTGCTCCGTTAGTTAACTGGTTATTGTTAGTAATATCACAGTTTAAAGTAACTGCTCCTGAAGAACCTCCTCCTGACATTCCTGTTCCTGCAGTAACTGATGTTATATCACCTACATTTGTTGTATACCCTGCTCCGTTAGTTATCTGGTTGTTATTAGTAACATTGGTTGCACTTGCAGCAATACCATCTAATTTAGATTTTAAAGTATTTGTGAAGTTATTTTGTGTTAACCCACCATCTCCTACTGAATAAGTTGTGTTGTTATCAGTAGATGAAATTGTTACTTTCTGAGTTGATGAATCG